CCCGCATGAATACAATCGTTCTTGAATCTATTATCGGCATCATAATGTTTTCCGCTCCACTCAGGAAATTTTGCCGACTTCGGGTCCCACACCAAACATTGTGATGAAATTTGCATACCTTCGTATTGCGTTGGCACATGAAACATTCTAGGTAAGCACCCAACGCCGTAGAAAATGCGAAACACGTTCAGTTTTCCTGGAACGTAGTTCTGTTCTATCGTTTCTATTGCGTTCGGCTCCGCCAAATCGTCGCTATCTAAAACCCAAACGGGCCCGTCGGCAAGATTGGCCATTTCATTTATATAGGCGTTGAAAGAATAGGGTCCTGTTTTTTGAACCTTTACAATCACAGCATCGGGAATCAAGTGTTTGATGAAACACTCGTCCTTTTCATTCTCCACCGAAATTATGTGTCTGTATTTTTGACCTTGTAGGGTCATGCAAAGTTGCTTAATGGAATACTCGCGGCCCTCGTGGAACCTAGTCAAAATGTTAATCATAAACCACCTTCAAATCAACCAAATCTTATCCAATCTATTGTCGCTGAAAAAGTCCTTGAACTCGGCAAATGTAAACGCACTACTTCTATTCATATTTATATAGAGGTCGTTTATGTCCTTAACCTTGCCCTTTATGTTCGCGGCCTTCAAGAATTTTTCCCAAAGAAAAACTTTTCGTCCCGACATAAGACCTTCAATGGCCGCGGACTTTCCCGTTTCGTCGTTATCATAAATCCAATAGAGGTCCAAATTTTTCAGCTTGGGCAAATCCTTTGATATGCCCATGACTGCCACCGAGTTCTTTACGAACATGGAATCTATCGGACCTTCCAATACCATAACAGGTTTGGTTTTGTCTATGTTGTATATGTTGTATAGAGAATCCGCCTTGGACGATTTGCGATTGAGATACTTCGGTTCCTGTCCCACAAGAGTTCTAGCTTGGTAATAGTAGATTTCGCCCTTGTCGTCAAAATATGGAATGACCATTCTATTCTTGTATTTACCGCCAGTAGCGACAAAGAACTTGTGCCATATCTTCGGGTCTATCATTCTCTTCTCGCACATGTTTTTCGCGAGGTCGAACAACTCACCCGTGCCTTTCATAATAGGCACGAAAAATCTCACGTCCAATTTTTCATTGTCCGTTGACTCTATCTTTTTCTTCGGCTTCTTTGCGACAAGTTTTGATAAATTCAGGCCGTCGTCTTTTCCCAAAAGGTCGCATATATACTGCTTGTATAGAATCGGGCTTTGCTCTTTGAGAAACTTTGATCCATGCCAAGCATGATCGTCCGCGGCAGGACACGACGAATTGAAACACTTGTAATATATGAGGTCAATCTTTTTGTCCCATACAATCCAACCACGTTTCTTTCGTCCCGTATGCCCGTCTCCGCAAATAGGACATTTGAAATTTATTTTATTATCACCGTGAAAGGCGGCACCCTCTATGGATGTCGCCGCGGTTTGCAAATATGTCCACAATAGCGGATTGTTCTCTACCAGACCTTTCCTAGTTTTGTTCACGAAGCTTGCGGAAGAACTCATCGTCATCGTCCTCATCTTCAGTAGTGGTTGTGTGGACGTTGGAATCTTCATCGTTCTTTGAACCGAATGAATAGTCATCGTCACTCAACTTGCTGAAGTCGGCAGGGGCTTCCTTGATACTCTTAATATCAGTGTCATTCACCTTCTTTGAACCAGCATACCACTCGGGGTCATCGGAGGTAAGCGGGATTCGCTCGCCGGTTTTCTTGAAGAACATTTCAGAAATTTCCTCGAAACTCTTGAACTTGCTCTTATCGACGATTTCATTGAGACGATACAACTTCTTATCCAGCTCTTCAAGTTCGGCGTCGGTCAAAGGCTTGCCATTGAGAGCAATGGGCGAAGGTTCCATAAACGAAGATGAGTCGTAGTTGGGAACAGAAACTTCTCTACCGTTGAGGAACATACGCTGGGTCTTGACCTTCAGCTTGAAGTTGGCTCCCTTTTCATAGTCAAACACAAGGACCGGTTCGTCAATGGAACCCTTTTCAGGAGACAACTTCTCCATAATCTTTTCTTGCATTTTGACGCCATACTTGAACTTGAATACTTTGCCTTCGTTTTCCGGCGAAGCGGGGTCCTTCACAACCAAAATGTTCGCATAATACGAAGTCTTGGCCTTGCGCTGACGAGCCAAATCCTTGTCAATGCCCCACATCTTGTAATTGTGTTTGCACACAGGGCAATCCAACCCAATGGCTTTCGGACATTCGGCGACGAAATACCCACCGACACCTTGGAAAAAGTGCGTCATCTTCTTGACAAACGGCATATCTTCTTCGGGGTGCGGAGGAAGAAAACGAATGATTGCACCACCATTCCCTTCGGCGTCCAACTTCGGCTTATAGAGATTTTCGTCATCCTTGTTATACGAAGGACTCGTCCCCTCCATAGCCTTGATCTTGTTAATGGTTTCACTCCAGTTGAAGTTCTTTCTGATAGCCATCTAGTTCACCTCTCTGATTATTGTGGCCAGTTTTGTTATCTTCTTTTGAATGTCATTGGACTTCTCGGGATAAGTCATCTTGTCCATATTGTCGGACAATACAAACGGAGATATATATCCCTTCTCCAATAACATCGTGGCAGGAGATAGACCTGATTCGCCAACCTTAAACAAGTCATTCTCTGCCATCTTCTGCTTTGACAAAAACAATCTAATAAAATTCTTGTCGCGTTGTCGCTGATTTTTGAAAACTTTTCTGTCGTATTTTTGAATGGTGTTTTCGTTTAAATTCGCAATTATTTTTCCACGATTTTTGAATATGTTTTCTATGAAGAGGTCATAGATATACGACTTCAAACAATCTTCACTGACAACATGCGAATTGAGAAGATTCCACATCCCGACCATTTTGTTTCTCACATGCTCGGGCGAACCGTTCCAAAATCTGCACAAACTGCTTTCAGTCAATTTTCCGTGGCCAAGCATTTTCATCTCTATCTCTTTGATAAATCTGAAAATGTCCACGGGAGTATTAAACGTCATACCAAAATATCCTTCAGCGCGGAAGAGCTCACACCTCTATTCGTTTTGACTCTGGCTTCATCCTCAAGCATTTGCCTATGGTCGTCGTCAAAACATTTCATGACATCTCTATAAGAATCGAAAAAATCCTCAAAGAGAAAAACCGCCATTTGGAAAACGCCAACATTTTCCTTGTCCATGAATTTTTCCACAAAGTAGTTGAACTTTATGAAGTTAGAACCCGAGTTCTTTTTCTCAAGCGGAACTTCTTTAAGGTCTATACCCATTTCGGATATGCCATTGAAGAACCGTTCCTTCATCATAACATGAATGCACTCGTCCTCAAAATCGGAATCCATATTTGCCATAATCGGTCCCTCAATCAAATTGAATTATCTTGCTTCTCGCGTTCAACTTATCCTGAACACGAAGCCTGTTCATATCGTCCGACGCAGAATCCACCATCTCATCAGAAACTTCGTCGTTTTGCGAGTCCTGCTTCATATTTATAAGACGCATGTGATCGTAGTCAATACCAACCGAAATTCTGCTCAATCGGCCACCATATCTGTTCTTCATAATCTTGAATGAGAACAAGTTGGAGTTCAACATTTCCTCTGTTTGCTGAACACCTATGATAATGTCAGCCGTAAATGTTTGACCAATGGAGTCTGCAACGTCTGTCATATCAAAGTCGCTTGACTTCATGCCTTCTCGGTTAATCTGCGAGCTGGAGACAATCGGGATTCCCGATTCCACAGCGAGACCTCTGACTTCTTCGGTCACTCTTTGCAAGAACGAGTTTGTATTTCCGCCGTCCATTCTAGAACAAGTATTCATGATACCCAAGTAGTCTATGAATATAATGTCCGGGACAAAGTTTCTCTTTATCTTCAATTCCTTGAGCAAAGAACGTATGTGATTGGCGTTCGCCCCCTTTGTCGGGAACTCCTTGACAACCAATGATGACGAAACGTTCTTCAAACAAGAATACATCTTCTTGCCAAGTTCGGTCTTTGACAACTTCCACAAATCGTCCATACCAACGTCAATGATGTTGGAGACAATTCGTTCCATAATCTTCTCTTCGCTCATTTCGAGAGTAACGTATAGAACTTTCTTGTTTTGCAAAAGTGCGTTCACGGCTAAAGAACATTTGATTGCCGTTTTACCTACGTTCGTGTTATGGCTCGAAAATCCCGCAGTGTAGTATGTATGTGTTTCGTTGTCGACCGACAAGTCAACAGCCAATCCATTGTATTTAAGGTCTATGGATTTCACCACACGTTCTATGCCGCTTTCGGTGACCAATATGTTACCAAAATCTAAATCTTCCGCTTTCGCAAAACCACCAGGAGTTTGGAACAGATGGTCGTTACTGCAAACAACGCACCTCTTTGTTTCTGTCTCCACAAGGAACATTCTCTTGTTCACTTTTTCAACATAAGCGGTAACAGGAGAAAATCCTTCAACAGAACTGACTTCCACAAAATCTCCAGCGGCGAGCATGGGTTTGACTTCCATTATTTCCACAAGCCGTTCTCGGCCATTCTGTCTAATGAAAACCTTTGTATGCTCGTTCACACATCCGGCCACAAAAAGATTCAAGGTCTTTTCGTGAATCCCACCCTTGATTCTCTTATCCAATTCGTCAATACCGGTCTTGACAACCTTGTCGTTCAAATGGAGAAAGTCATAAAACCTCTCCATATCGTTTCGAATGTCCATACCAACTTTGACATCGAAACTGAAAGACAACGCTTCACGAATTTTATCCGGGAAATCGTTTAACTTAGCCGTGTCCTTTTCCGTTTTCAACCGTTCCACCATATCAAAGATATGAGTGGACAGCATTTTGGAACGGAAAAATTCTGCTGCTATATCGTCAAGAAAATCTCTGTTGAACTTTGAGTCGTCTAGTGCAACTACTTCCTTGATTAGATTAAACGTCTCTTCATCTTCGGCTTCCTGCAACATTTCGGAAGGCGAAGGATAGGCATTATATTTTTCCCTGTGCGATTGGAAAATTCGCACGAGGTCCATCATCGGTTTACTTTCATCAAAGTATGCTGGACTAACAAAGGACGCTAGCTTATCTCTAGCGTCCTCGTCCACGAGGAGAAGTTTTAGAATATACTTCTCCAAGTCAACTACATCGTATTGAGGCTTTTCTGTTTCTACTGATTCTGACATAAAAATCCTTGTTTTTCATATAATAGATTATATGCAAACAAAAGTCAAAGAATTTTCACAGAATTTTCCGAGAATTTTCTATTCGTCCTCGTCCAACATTTCGTCTATCTTATCCTTCTTGACGGTCTTTTTGGGCTTCGCACCTGAATAATCCGAACTCATCAGATCGTCCAAAGAAGTTGAACCAATGTTAATATCGGCCGAATATGTATATTTCTCTATCAGCTTGTTCTCAAAATCGGTGTTCTTGAAAATGGGAACCCAAAACTCGGGGCAGTAGATTTCGTTCTCCTTCCAATTCACGTCATTGGGCACACAAGGACGGGCATAAGCACCGTTCTTCGGTTTGACAACCACACCAAACTCCAAAGCATCGTCAAGCAGTCCGTAGAAAAAGTCCAATCCGCCTTCATGCTTGATTCTATACTTCAGCTTCGACTTTTCAAGAGCCTTTCTGCCCTTATGGGTCATGGCAGTCATTATGGCACCGGTAATTTCACCCGAAGTCGTTTTATCTTTGGCCTTTGAAAGGGTCAATACAACGTTTTCGGAGTTGAAATAGAGTCTGCGGCCGCCGGGGATTTGCAAGGGGTCGCCGAACCCACCAATGGAATCGTAAACATGGTTAATCACAAAATACGTGAACCCCGATTCTTTCATGATGTTCGCCAGTTCGTTCTTCCAAAAGCCTAGAGTCATATCTCTTGTAGTGGAACCGTCCGCGGCTTTGTCAATCATGACCTGTGAAACAAGAGTTCCCCACGAGTCCAAAAGAACGAAAACATTTGCTCTTTCGGCCGTGTTTTTGCCATCCTCTATCATTGAAATGGCTTGCTTGATTTTGGAAATCTCCGATGTTCCGATTACAGGCAACACCTTCGGGTCCACGTTAATACCCAGCCCCTTGGCCCAGTTGTAGTCAAAAGACTTTTCTGCGTCAAACACATAACATTCCATTCCTCTCTTCTGTGCTTCCTTGAGAATGGAAAGACCGACAAAAGACTTGCCTTGGGACGAACCAGCACTCATCATGGATATGGCTCCCTTTTGGATCCCCCCAAAAGGTCTACCCGAAAACAGTAGATTAAGCGAAATTACGTTCGTGCTGATGTAATCGTCCTTTTTCTCCTCGGGGGAATAAACAAAGTCCGCCAGTTCCTTGCACTTCAAAAAACTATCCGACAAATTTTTAGCCATTCAATTCACCTCTTTATCTAAACATACCACTGAGTTTCGACTTATTGAGTTGGATTCCGTTTTTGTCGCACCAACCCAAAACTTCGTGCAGTCTTTGCACCGCACTCAATACCGTTTTTTCAAACTGCTTGTTTCTATCCACTTGGAAAATATCGTCAAATTCCTTCGGCCAATTCCCGACCCACGCAATGCAGTTGACCCCGTATTTGTTTTCGGGATTGACATATATGGTCTTGACCTTTGACCCGTCTCCAATGGGAACCATAGGAATCTTTTTATCCTTGATAATATAGTTATATGCGATAGAAGCCTTGTTTCTCATTGGCGTGGATTTGGCGAAGTTCAATCCGTCGCATACATACTTCGTGTATTCTTGGACCGAGCCAACGGACGCAATGTTGTCCACCGGTTCCAACATAAACCTCTTCTTGATGTCTTTAATCAGTTTGATGTTTTCGTCCTTATTCACGTCGTCAAAGATGTTCTTGACAATATCGGTCAATTCGTTCCTGCAGAACTTGGGCGTATCGCTCTTCTTGATTTCAACACCGGTGAAGTCCAATGTAGGTTCGTGATAGACCGTCTTTTCCTTTTGCAACAGCTCCACTATGTAGTGCTTTTTTGAAAGCACCATCTGTTTGGTGATGATACCTTCTCTCTTGAAGTTGATGTTGTTTTTGATACCTCGGCTGTCGTATCTCTCTTCCAACTTTTCGAGGAAATACCGCTCCATTATGTCCTGAATCTTGAAGGAAAATTCCATAATATCCATATCAGGAGCGTAATACTTCTTGACCTCTTCAAACGTTAGATATGAAGAGTCGGTGTCAATCAGTGTGAGCGGATTGACACTCATCAGCTTCGGTTCTTTACCGAAAGCCTCGGCACATTCTTTGGCAAATCTTTCGCCCTTTATGAACGAAACGGCTTCGGCCGACAAATATCTGATTAGCTGTCTAGCACCGCGTGTAACTGCACGGGCATTATCTATGTCATAGAAGTGGAAATACTCCAGTCCGCATACACCATACATGGCGTTGATGATAATCTTTCGAGTCCCTTGAAGTCTGTTGTATTTGTTATACTTCTCGGTTCCCTTTTCATATTCAAACATCTTCTGTTTGAACTTCTTTCGTTCGGCGAAAACTTCCTTGACGATTGTCGGCAAAACACCAACTATGTCTTTTCTGTAATATACTTCGTTCAGGTCCGACTTAATCAGATTGGGTTTTTCAGAGCTCTTCGGCAATGCAACCTTCGTCTCGGGTGAAATGTTATATCCCATAATGATATGCGGATACATGGATTCCACGTCGAAACTCATTACGTCTTTATAGAATCCTGCGTTGGCAACACAGATACCACCTTTGAGATAGCCTTCCGCCGGAGGGGTTTTACCGTCCGACGAGTTCTGTATTTCGTCTCCGCATTTATAATATCCACCGCGAACCCACCAGTCGGTTCTACCCCTTTTTCTATCAGGCATTACCATATTCTTGGTGTGCATATACTTCAGCATATACCCTTCAATGATGGCAATGGCCGAAAATACTCTGTCGATCGGGATAAAACTTTCAGACGCAATGGTCATTATGAGTTCTATGAAACCCATTTCATTGTCAATCTTCTCTACTAGATTCACGTCCTGAATGTTATACTCTACAAACAGATTCCAATCGTTCTTATATAGGTCTTGAATCGTCCCTTCGTATTCAATCTTGCCTTCGTGGACGAACTTCTTGCCAATATATTGGAGAGAATATGACTCCTGCGTTTTCGGGACGAACTTGGGGTCCTTGAAAATTTCTAGATAGTCTAGAACGGTCAGACCTTGAACTTCCCAGTATTTGGTCGAAATACCAAAGTCGTTGACACCCTTGCGTTCAACGATTTTGTTCACCGGAGACAACTTGGAACACAATGCGGTTCCGTCCTCTTGGCCAAACACCCTTATGATTCTGTTGATGATATATACAAGGTCGAACGCCTTTACGTTCCAACCGGTCAAAATATCAACTTTTGATTTGCGAAACCACGACACGAAATTTATCAGCATCAGCTTTTCGCTCGTGCAATAATCGTAGTAGTCAAAAAGTTCGGGGTGTTCACCGGTATATTTTTGCGTCCCGAATGTATAAACTTTCCCCGTCTTTGACAACTTCACCGTTATCAAGTTGATGGGGAACCTAGCATGCTCAGCCTTCGGGAACGTTCCGTCCGTTTCCGTTTCAATGTCCATATACGCAACATTGAAATCCTTTTTGAAGCAGTCTAGTTTCTGTCCGGCGTATCTCTTTTGAAGATATTTTGTCCGTTCATCCAAGTCGGACTCCGCGAACACCATACCCTTTTCCTTGAGGTCCTTGATTCTCCTTCTATCCAAAACCAAGGGCTTGTGCGGGGTTCCATAAATGTCTTTGTATGAACCCAGTCGGTCGGGGGTATAGACTACGTTTTCATAATCTTCAATGATATGAGTGGTCTTGCCGTCGTTGACTTCCCACAAGTGAATCTTGTTAGAGTTTGGCAAATAAACAATGTTCTTAAACATCAAGCACCTTTGAGTATGGTGGTAAGAAACCTGTTAATGTTCTTTGGAGACTCTGTATATCTTCCTTCATCTTCCAAGAAGATGTCTTGATGGTCAATAATAACATTCCAAACATCAGGCTGTGTGATATTTTCGATACAATTTTCTATGTCTTTTTCGGTGCAATTTTCCATAAGTTTGCAACTTTCGTGTATATTATCGTATGGCGAAGTCGTATTATCGCTGAATACCGTGCCGACACATGCAATTTTTCCTGCAGCACATTCCACTAGCTTCAAATCCGACTTGGCCCTGTTGAAATTGTTTATCGCCAACGGATTTATGCAAATATGGGCGTGAGTATTAAGTATCTCATTGTGCAAGTTGAAGATAGGCACCCAACCATAAACCTTGACTCTATGGTGCTTGTCTTTGATGAACCAAGGTAGTTTGGCTGAACCGAAAAAGTGAAATTCAATCTTGTCATCTTCTATCTGTTTGTTAATCCATTCTATCCACGCCGGGGACCAGTCTCCTGGGAGTTTTCGAGACACGTCATAATGAGTCGGTGAACCCGTGTATACCACAATGGGTTTTTCTATCTTTTTGTCTATTTTTTGTCGTTTGGCCTGACCCCAATATCCCATAGGGACCGTGTTTGGGACAACTGCAGTAGGAACATCCACCTTCAAAACATTTTTTGAATAGTCGCACAGCCATTGGGTGGAAAAACACAATAAATCCATTTGTTTCATTATTTCCACCGACGCCTTTTTCATATCATCTGTTATTCTGCTCCACGAGCAGTTGTATGAGGGTATGCCGTCTTGTATATTCCCACCTTGCAACTCGTTATGACCCCATATAAGGTCGTCCATATCCCAAACCATTTTATACCCGAATTGGTTTTGAAGTTTCTTGTATTCCCTGACTTCATTCAACTGAGCAGGACTCATGGTCCTTTGGAAATAAATGACTCTTGCTCGTTGAAGGTCTTGTGGATTGAAATTGAATCTATCAAACCAAAGAGAATAGAGATCGTAATTATGCCCGTAGATTGTATTCACCGCCTGAAACGGCCAATGGTTTCTGATGGTGCCTTGACCGCTGAAATCTGAAGGATAATTTATGATTAAATTTTTCTTGATGTTCATTAAATCCTCAAACTATACTAATTCACCTGTTGCAATTTAACAAAAATGGGGAACGTTTGTTCCCCATTTTCTATCATTTTTAATTACATTTT